TTTGTTGTGCAACAACATCACTAAGTTGTTGTTTTAGCAATGCCAAACTTTCGTTGTAGCGAAGCGTCTGTTCAATTTGAAGCTGAGTGCTGTCTCCGAAGAAAGGATCAGCAAATTTAGCTCCTTGCTCGAAGGGGCTAGTGGCACGGATCTGCTGAGCAGCAGAAATGCCCGCTTGCATTCGTTCCATCTTCAACGATTGCTCTACCTGCAATCGAGACAGCTTGTAAGCCGCAAATGCTTGTTCTAAGTTTTGCTTGTTAAGCTGAAACTCTTTTTCAAGCAAACGAACCCTAAGATCATAATCTCTATTAATTGAAGAAACTCTTTCCGCTTCAGTTACACCAATAAGTGCTCGCTTCCTTTCAAGGTCAATAATACCTTTATTAGTATCAAATTCTGTAAAAAGTTGTTCTGCTTCTGCAGCAAATAAAGCGAAACGACCCTGCCTGCCTTGTTGATATTTAAGCTCAAGCCGTTGTTCCTGTCTGATCGCTTTAATTTGATTTGCCGCTCCAGTTATTTGCTCACTTACGATTTGGCGCTCTGCCAGCTTTATGCTGTTAGCCTTATCAAGTCTTGCCCTATCTAAAGCACCTGTTTTTTCTTTGACTTTATTTTGCAACTGTAAAATTAAAAGAGTATCTTGATTTTTACGATTTTCTTCTTCGTCTAATTGTTTTTTAGTATTGTCCAAATCGTTTTGCGCTTTTTCAACGGCAAGCTGCCCTTGCGCTTGAGCAAAAGAATCACGTCGCGCCGTAAGACGGGTGCGAACTAGATCAGTCTCTTGTCTCTGGATGCTTTCTTGCTGTCGCAATACATCTTGCAAAATTTTATTTAGAGTTAAATTTTTGCTAGTTTCTCCGTTAATTTCTCTAGTATATTGAGCAATAACAGAGTAAAGATTTCCTCGTAGGGCAAGAAGTCTGTTTAGTTCTTCCTCCTCACCTATAGAACGCTGGTTTAGCCCCTGCAGCTCTTCAATCCTTGGCGTTAGCGCATCTGCAGCAGCCTGAGAACGGCTACGAGCCATTTCTTGAGGATCTTTACCCCCAGCTCCGCTAACTTTTTTAATTATCTCTAACAAACCCTTAAGAGGCCCTGAAATAGTTTCCTGAAGCGTGACCCCGAGCTCTGCCATAACTTGGTCATACTCCTTAGAAGTCTTACCAAGCTCTTGAAATCTTTTTAGCGCACCAGCGCCGTACGCATTTTCAAAAGCATTGAGGGAAGCTGTTGCAACTTCAGAACCTCGTCCCTGACCAACAAGAAACTCTGCTGTGCCCCTAAACCCAGGCTGCGTTGATGTTCCCAATTTGGGAATAAGCTGATCTACGTTTCTGGTAAGCCGATTAAATGTTTCCCCAGTTTTAAGAGCAGCACTACCAAGCTTGTCAAGCTGCTGACCAAGCGCACTGCCAAGAATTTGCCCGCCAAATCCTGTTCCAAGCAAACTTCCTATAATGGACCCTCCCGCTCCACCTGCTACTGCGCCTGGGCCGCCACCAAACAACAGCGGAAAGCCAACACTTGCGGCTAAATCTCCAAAAGCTTTACCTCTTTTTCTTGCAGCAAGATCTCTCTCTCGTTTCTTTTCTTTATTTAACCGTTTAATTTCATCGGCTTCTTTTTTTGCGGCTCTTGCATTTCTTTTGCGAGCTTTTTCTTCATCATCTTTACTTTTTTTCTGTGCTGCTTTTCTTGCAAGCTCTGCAGCCTCTTCTTCTACGCTAAGAAGACCTAATTGAGCGCGTTTTGCGTTTTCTGTAGCTTTTGCAAGATCTTCTAATTCCTTTTCGGCTTTTGCGACAACGCCAACAAAAGCTTCAAAGGCTGGCGTTCCTGCTCTTGTATTTGCAGCTAATTGGCTAAAAGCGGAAACATATTCGCGTATTCCTGCTTCTGTCTTGGCAAGAGGTTTTTGACTTTTTCTTACTTCTTGTGCAAAAGCAATTATTTCTTTTCTTGCCTTGCCAAGTCTTCCCTCTTCAAGTTTTGCCGCGCCTCCAATATTTGAAAGATCTAAGGGCGTGTCTTTCAGTCGCTTGACAATAGTTTCAAGTGACTTAGCGCCGCGAATTGCCCTGTCGAGAGCAGTTTGACCGTTTAGCCGTAGGTCTAGATTAATCCCAAAACTAGACACAGCACAACGGCGACCTCACCTAATCCTACCGCCTAGACATTGTTTGCGCTCCACCCGACATCTTGGCCCTCTGAACCGCCTGCTCCTCTTGCTCGTTCTTTAATTCAAAAAACGCTGCCCAGCCGATTAGTTCTTCCTGCGTCAAAGTTTGTGAAAGCTGAGCGACAGTCATGCCCAGCTCTTTGGCTAACGCGTAAAGAAAAAACCAATCGCCATTAGCTTTTGAGATCTGCCTTCGCTTCCTCCACCTTGTTATCCGTTCCAGAAGCCAGCATTGCTAGTTGGATTTCCTGAAGCACTGCCGCTTCGACCGAGTTCTTCAGCACAGCTTTTTCACCATCTTGAAAAAGACGTTTGCCTTCAGCGTCTAGCGCCTTGCGAATCATCATGCCTAGTGCAAAATCACTGGCCTCATCAGAATCAACGTTTTTCTGGATTGACTCGCGCTCAGCAATAGTCAATGGATGCCAATAAATCTCCAGCACCACTTCGTCGTTTTGCTCAACTTGATACTTGTAAAGCTGGCTTACGCCAAACTTATTACGAAGAATTTCTGCAGCACGCATTGGAAACTTTTATTTATTCAGTAATATACTACACGGTCGCGGTAAAGCCGCAAGAAATTACACCGACAAAGTGTGACCGATCCTCAATGTCAAGAGGTGTTGGCCCAATAATGTCAAGCACACGAGGAGAGCTATTAAAGGTATCCGTATAGCCCGAAGAGTTTACCGAAGTCAAACCGTCGATCACAGCCTCACTAATTGATGAAAGAACTGCCGTCCCAATGGTTTTTGGAACGTAGACGTTGCACTGGATCGTTCCGGCGTAATAGTCCTGTGCTGCCCCCTGGTTTTGGATTGTTGATTGCCCGAAACTAATAGTCATCAAAATGTATTTCTTAGTTTTACCGGGAGTTGTAAATGCAACGTTGTCGTATTTCATCAAAACCGTAGCGTCAGCCGCTGCTACAGCATCGGTAACAGCTTTTTCAAAAGCTGCTCTGGCGTTTACTAAGGTCATAACTACAGCTCACTGTAACCAGTGTAAATCTTGCCAGCCGTAGTGCCAAACGTGCCAATACCCTGCTTGCCTCCAACGGAGATTTTAGGTGTGCGTTCTTTAAACGCTTCCTCAACCAGCTTTTTCATTTCTGGGCCTTGAACGAATTGCTGCACTTTGCCATTCTCTAAAGCATAAATTGAATATTCGGCAGCATTGCCAATGTAGACACGTCGTTTATAGCTATAGGCTTTACTTGGGGGATAAAATCTTGGGTCAATTTTGTATTCTTTATTGCTCTTATCCTTTCTTTTACGCGTTTTTATGCCAGACCAAGGAGAAAAATCCTCTACCTTATCAACAGCTTCAATAGGAGAGGTATGAGCTTTCCAGCTAGACGCAAAAAACCCTGTATAGACCGGACTACGTTTTTTGGTTGCCAATCTACGCATAATCGTAGCTATCAACCTGTTATAGCTTTGCCCAAGATAGGCTTCGACTTCGTTCTTAATTTGTTGATCAAGACTTTTGGCCATTAGAAACGCACCAATAAAACAAACAGGTATTCTTGTCCGCCCTTGTAACTGCGAACATCGGTGATCTGAGCAGCACGATTGGAGCCCGCATACTTAAGACTTACTTCGTCCTCAAAAGTAGGCTGATTATCCCCAATCTGATCAGGGGTAATGTACAAACGTGCTTTGCGTTCTTCGCGGCCCTCTTCTTCTACAGAATCAACAAATTCTATTGGTGCGTCGAAAGAGTAAGACGTGTTTGTCGTCGTTAACGCACCAGTGCTAGTGTTATACGTTGGCGACACCTTGCGGGTATAAGTGATTGTCGTATCAAGGGATTTGCCCAGATCAGCGACAACTGATTTGGCAACGCTTTTGAATAAACTGTCTAGTGCTCCTGGCATCTCAACCCCTCACAGTACGAACTTGGTAAGAGCCAGAACCTCCAAGGCAATAAGCACCAAGATAAGACTGCAACCAAGGGTAAACGTCGAATACGTTATTGACAGTTCCAGTAGCTTGGCTAGAAGTGTTGTACTTGACTTCGAGTTCTCCAAGCTTGACGGCTTCGTATAACCCCGTATCGCCGGTAGTCCCTGTAATCGAGTCCGTGTCATTTGCTAATGCACGTGCCAGTTCATAAGTAGCGTACTTAATGTCTGCTGGAATAGCACTGCAAGTTAATTCAACGCGATCAACGTGGTAATTGTTGCGTGGCCAGCTCAAAGCTTGGTCTGCATCACAACGATCACCATAGAAATTCAATGTGTCGATCCAGCGTGTAGCTGAAATCAATGCACGATTTTTGTTGTCGTCTTG